AGCATTGTTCTTGACAACGCTGGAACGTCTTACCAGATGACCAGACCTTACGTTTATCATGCGAAAGGCATTCAGCGCTTGAAAAACTTTGCAGGTCAATCATTAGGAAATGAGCTAGAAAATCTAGTTCAAAGTAAGTTTATTGTTGCGCTTGAGTCTTTACCTGACCAGCCAGAATATTTAAAAGCTTACACCAACGTGCAGAAAGCGGATGTGATTACTTATCAACATTTTCTAGACGAGAATAGACCTGATGTAATTCTCCCGCCCCCGCGTGAAGTTCAGCGCACACCAATCCCGCCTCAAATTTCAGACACTTTCAGAATGTCGGATGAAATGACGCAAGCAATCCTTGGAAGTTATGACGGCGCAGCGGGAATCAATAACGCGCAAATGTCTGGCGTCTCGTTTGCTCGAAGCGCGATGCAAAGTAATTCGTCATCATTGCCGTACATCGTTGGATTCATTAAAGGTCTAAACAGGGTTGCGCAAATCATTGTTGACTTGATACCGAAATATTATAGAACTCCTCGCAGCTTGCCGGTGCTTTCTCCAAGTGGCAAAAGAACATATGTAGAGATAAACAAGAAAGGCTCTTTGTATATGAACTACGACCCAAACTCGTTGCAAGTTAATGTGGAAGCTGGCGTAAACTTTGCGATGCAGAAAGAGATTGCGCTACAGACTATAACCACCCTGATGCAGTCTTCAAAAATATTCGATCAGTTCATGAATGAAAACGGTCTTCAAATTTTGTTGGATAATATCGACATAAGGGGCATCGATGAACTTAAAGAGAAAGCCGCTGAATTTGAGAAGAAATTGGCCGAGCAAAGTCAGCAAGCTCAGCAGATGCAGCAAGCGCAAATGCAGTCAGAGCAAGAGAAAGATAAAATGATGATGCAAGAAGCTCAGAAAATATTGCAATCACCAACACCAGAGCAGGTTGAGATGATGAAAGTCGAGGAGCGTTCTAAGACTGACGCTGCTGAGATTAGCATCAAGCAGACAAATGCAGAAACTAACTTTCTTGAAGTCCTGGCCAGCATTCGAAATGATGAGGTTGACGCAGAACTTAAGCACGCAAAATTAGCGGCCGAGAACGCAAGAACACTTGTTGACCAGCTTGGCGATGTATCATCAATAGTTGATTCTGAGTATTAATAGTGCGAGTCTAAAAAGCTTGGGGGGTAGCGCATTCCTCGCTGCCCCAGTTTGTGCGGTTTGTGAACTACTATCCCCCATGTCTAAAAGGAGGACATCTAATGCCGTTGAAGAAAGGTTCATCTAATGCTTCGGTGTTCCCGATTAATCTTGGAGCAACTCCAGCAGGCTATTTAACTGTTGATAGATTGGATTGCTCACCTTACGAGGTTCGGCGCATATATGAATTTTGCGAAAAGAACTTTCTAATCAAGGAGCGATGGCAGTCACTCAATGACGAGAAGACTAAATTTTGTATAGCCTATCAATTTTTTGACCGCAACGACAAGCGCAAGATAGGCGGCAAGTATTGGGCGAAATTTATCTGTAATGGCTCAGTGATTCCGCCGCATATACTTGACAAAGAGCTGGACATTATTCAAACAAACATCAATAAAGGGGAGGACATCTAATGCCATTAAAGAAGGGTAAAAGTAGAGCCACGATTTCCAGTAATATTTCAGAAATGAAAAAAGCAGGTTACCCCAGGGCCCAAGCTATTGCAGCATCTTTGAACAAGGCTGGGAAGGGGAAGAAGAAAGCAGCTCCTAAGGAAAAGTCGACTAATCGTAAAAAAGGTTACTAAACAGAATTTCATCAAGCAGGTTAAAAAGCTTGCATTAGTGTATATATCTTGTTAAATTATGAATGATTATTCTTCATTATGAATAGTTATGTGAATTGAGCACATTAAAAATTCAAGTTGTCACGCACCTATGCGGAAAAATAGGCGCTAGTCCTCGTAAAGACGTTGTTACCGAGTGTACGGGAAATACACATTAGAGGTTGAAACATGGCAGAAGAAGAGATTTTGCAGAACGAAACGATTGAGCGAGTGGAAGCGCCTAGCGAAAAGATGCTGCCGCAATCTCAAGTTGATGACATTGTTGGTCGTCGCGTAGCCGAGGCGCAAGCCAGGGCTAGACAGCAAGCACAGCAAGAGCATGAGGGTGAACTTCAACGTATGCGCGAAGAGCAAAACAAGGCTCAAGCGTACGGCGATGGGGGTTCTCGCGAGGCGGATGCTGATGCTATATACCAGCAGGTGCAAGAGAAATTTAATCAAGAAATGCAAAAGAAAGCATTTGAAGACGAGATTTCACGAGTAGCACAGTCATATCAACAAAAAGTTTCAGCAGCGAAAGGCGGCTATAGTGATTTTGACGAGATAACAGCGAATTTTGATCCGACCGAGTTCCCGCAATTAGTTTATCTAGTTGCAAATATGGAAAACGCAGGCGACATCATTTACGACATCTCTAAAAACCCCTCAAAGCTCGCGACTCTGAATCAGCTTGCTAAAGAAAGTCCACGGTTTGCTCAGGCAGAGTTAGGAAAGTTATCTAAATCAATTTCAGATAACAAGCTGGCTCAGCAAGAAGCAGCAGGACAGCAAGTTGATGCACCCTTAGGCCGTTTACAACCATCGCAAATAAGTGGTAACAACGGCAAGATGGGCATTCGCGACTTCAAAAAACAACCTTGGCTTCGCGGATAATCTAAAATTGTCGTTGTAATAATTCAATTAATTTGGAGAAATTACGATGGCTGATATTCTACAACAGGTAACTACATACAATGACGGCGGTTTAGCGCTGTTACAAAACCTTTTCTGTTTCATTAACAAATCAAACAAGAAATTCAAAGACTTTGACAAATCTGAGCCTGCTAACCAAGGTTCATCGGTAAGCTTTGACATTCCTCCTCGGATGACTGCTAACAACTCTTTGATTGCTAGCTTTCAAGATGTTGAGCAGCGAGTTCAAACATTAACGGTTGACCAAGCAGCGTCTGTCTCTTATGACTTTACTGCTGGGCAATTCATTTTCAATGTTCGCGATTACATGGAAAAATTCGGCAAGAGCGCTATTGCTGAAATTGGCTCTAAGGTTGAGGCTAACATTGCGACTTTGGCTAAAACTAATACCTACCGCTTTTTCGGCGATGGTGTTACCCCAATTAATAGCCAGCTTCAATTGGCTAATGCTTTAGCTTACTTTCGTAACTTCGGTACAGTTCGCACAAACACTGTTGGCATTCTGTCTGATTTGACATTCCCCGGAATCGTTAACTCAATGGCTAACCAGTTCGCGCCTTCAAGAAATGAAGATGTTGTTAATAGCTGGGAAATTGGAAACTTCAGCGATTGCGAATGGTATCAATCTAACTTGCTAGCTACTCACACAGCAGGAACAGAGGGCGCGCAAGGCTCTACATTGACCGTTGTTAGTGTTGTCAAGAATGCAGCTAATGCAGTTACATCTATTGTATTCTCTGGCACAAGTGCTGCTGCTGATGCTGATTCAGTAAAAGATCTGGATAAATTCCAATTCAGCGACGGCGTTTCTGGTCAACCAAACATGCGTTTCTTAACTCAGTTCGGTCATGAGGTTTCCCAATCTCCTGTGCAGTTCAGAGCGACAGCAGACGCGGCATCAACTGGTGCTTCACAGGTTACAGTTTCAGTTTTCCCACCGCTGCAAGCAGCGGCTGGCCAAGCTCAAAATGTAAATAATGAAATTGCTGCTGGTATGCAGGTCACTGTATTACCTTCGCATCGCTGTGGTTTGATTTACTCGGGCGACCCATTGTATTTAGCTATGCCAAGATTGCCTGAAGAAGTTCCTTTCCCAACTGCAAATCAGATGGATAAAGATTCTGGTTGTTCTATTCGTCAATACTACGGTTCGTTATTCGGCCAAAACCAACGTGCCATGGTCCATGATGTGATTTGGGGAAGTACGCTGGTCGAAGACTACGCAATGATGGTGGCCCTACCACTTTAGTACACGATTGTGATATGACGTGATGCCCTTTTTTATTAAGGGGCATCGTGCCTAGAGATACAAAAAAAATTTTGGAGAATTTAAAATGACTAATGTTCCTGTTGTAAATGACGGCATCCTATACGTTAACGGTCTAGACCTTGCGTGGACTGCTGATGAAACTATCAGCATGGCTGCTGGCGCTGCTAGAAACTCTGCAAATGTTAATGACATTGTATTGGCTTCAGCGGTTTCTATTAATAACACTACCAATGGCGCTAATGGTTTAGATACTGGCTCAGTAGCTAATAGCACAATGTACGCTGTTTACTTAATCGGCGACTCGACTGGTTATCAAGCAACTGCTGGCATTATGTCCGCTGACTTTGATTCACCGCTGTTACCATTCGGTTATGATATGTATCGTCGCGTAGGCGCTGTGCGGACTGACGGTACTGCTGACAATTTGTTGTTCTGGCAAAATGGCGTTGGCCAATCTCGTAGTTATTACTATGATGTTGGTATTAGTGAATTATCTGGCGGCTCATCTACAACCTATGCTGAAGTAGATTTAGCGACCAGCGTTCCACCAATTGCAACTAACGTTTTATTTGCGGTAACTTACACCCCAAATGGCGCGACCGATGTAGCTGAATTTATACCGTTTGGTTCTACAGCAACTACCGGCGTCGTTCGTTTTGGTTATGGTGTTGCTGGTGCTCAGGTTGGCATGGCAACCATTCCATGTCGATTAGACTCAGCTATTCCAAAAGTTGAATATAAAGTGACATCGGGTGACGCGTTAACTTTACTAGTTATGGGTTATGAAGATCGCTTATAACTAATTGACAGATAGGAGCCGTTAGCATGGTTGAAACTACGAATCAGCTTATTTCGAATGCATACTTTGAAAGTGGTATTGTATCTCGAGAGTTTGAAAGCGTTTCCGGTCCCCCGATTGCTAACGGCCTCATTTGGTTAAATGAGATTTTAGGTAGAATGGTTGTCGACCAAACTATGATACCGTACGAGTCTACATTCAGTTTTAACGCTGTGATTGGACAGGAAGAGTATCCAATAACTGATATCGTATCCATTGATACGCTTACTTTTATAAAGGATGCTGTTCGTTACTCGATGAGATACACGGCAAGAAATGAGTATTTCGGTAGCCCTAGGGTCGAAAACATTTCATCATTACCCTTCACTTGGTATTTTGAAAGAGAATTCGGCGGCGGCAAAATATACATGTATTTTCAGCCTGACCAAGCTTATCCAGTTACTGTTCACGGCTTGTTTCGTCTTAGCGAAGTAGCTCTACAGCAAGATTTATCGTTGACCTTAGATAACTTTTATCGAACTTATTTACGCTATTCATTAGCTGAAAAGATATGCGTTGAATTCAAGCTACCGGTCCCGGCTGGCGTTCAAAAGTATTTAGAGATTTATACAGGCCTTATTAAGAAACGCTCTAGACCGCTTGATTTGAGCTCAACAAAGGTTTCAACTTTACAGCGTCAAGGCGGATTAACTTGGGCTGATGTCAATCTCGGTAGAGGCTGGCGACCAATTTAGGAGGTGCAGGAATGCCGAACACGCCCGTACCCATTAATGTAGTTGGTAGCTCAAAGTTTGGAATATACCCAAAGATTTCACTCGAAAAGACCTTAAACATGTATGTGTCTGATGATTGGTTAATCAATTATTATGGCTACAAGCTTGCGCAAATGTACTCGACTGTAGGAAGTGGGAGAGGCATCTATTATTCAACACGATTGAGAATATTTGTTTTCATTGCTGGCACTGCGGTTTTCATTGTAAACGAAGGTCTTGGGGCCACGCAGGTTGGGAACATTGGTAATGCTACTGATGGCATCTCAATTGCAGAAAACTTAGCTGGCCAGATTGCTATCTGTGACCAGAATGATATTTATATTATTGATACGACTAATGCGTTCACGCTAACAAAACAGGTGTGGGGCGGCGTTGGTGTACCGGCGGCAACCGTAATCCCCGGTTATGTTTTTTATCACAACACATATTTTATTGTAACCTCAACGCCAGGCAGCACTAATTCAAGCTCTTGGTACATATTCAAGCCAAATACTGGCGATAATACCCTAATAGAGCTAGTCGACAGTGGTGCAGACGAAGGCATTAAAGCAATCCAGACAAAGCCAGACGTATGTATTGCGGGCGCTAGAATCCCTGGTGGCGGCAATAACATTCTATTGCTCGGCTCAACAGTCGGCGAGATGTGGACACAAATAGGGGACGTTACATTCTACCGTCGCGTACAGTCATGGAACCTAGATTTTGGTATCGCATCAATTGAGACGTTAGCGACTGATGAAAAATACCTAATGTTCCTAGCCAAGAATTCATCCAATAAATATTTTATAGTCCTCATGGAAGGCAATAGCTGGAAAGCGGTGGGAACCGATGGAATCGACCACTTAATCGAAAATTTAAAGGCGCCAGAGACATCTAGTGCATTTTTCTATAGGCAAGATGGACACCTTTTCTATCAAATAACATTCTTTGATTCACGTGACAACATCTCATTGTTCTATGACGTCAAAGTTGATGCGTTTTATGATACTTGCGACGAAAAGTATGACTATCACCCAGCTAGGCAATGCATCTCGTTCGACAACAAAGCGTATTTTATCTCATTAAATGACGCTGGCTTGTATGAAATGAATAGCGAATACACTACATATAATTATAACCTGCCAGATAATAACGACGAAGAAAATGGCAATGCTGATGATACCGGGTTTATAATTCCAAGAATCAGAACAATGAAAGCTGTTCGAAAAACTAATTACAGCATTTATACTGCTATTCGCTTCAGGTTTTGGCTTGAACAAGGAATAACAGACTTTAGCACCCTAGCTGCAAACACGGAAATATGTGATGGTGCGCTAATCACCGAGGACGGTGTAGATTTTATCATTACTGAAGATGGCGACACTCTCCTGGGTGAAGGTGGATTTTGCTACCCCAACCTTGAGCGCCCGGCTGTTGACCTATCATTTTCTAAAAATGGCGGTCAATCTTTCAGTAACATCGTAAGAAATTACATGAATACACAGGGTAATCACCGCAATCAAATGACCTGGAACGAGCTAGGTTTTTGCAATGAAATAGTATTAAGATTGAGGTTTATTAGTCTTAACAGATTTGTATGCGGCCCCGGTGAGCTGGAGATATCAGAATGAGCGTATCATCACTGCCTCCCTTTTATGACATGCCGTTTACCGATGATGGCGGACATTTAACGACTGATGCTCAACTATATATGGATCAGACGTTCCAAACATTAGATGTTGTTGTCGAGTTTTTTAATCTCGGCGTTCAGATGCCGCAATTTACTAACGCACAGATTGTAGTCATAGCTCAACAATCAACTGTACCCTTAGGAACCATGTGGTACGATACAACTAACAACAAGCTGGTTGTGAAGACAAAAGCAATTCTGCCGTGGATAGAAACGATCACAAGCGTATAAGGATTTTAAAATGGTTAGTCTTTCAGATTTTAATTTATTCAACATGGGTGGCAATAAGCAGCAAAGCCCATTTGATGCTGCCGCACCTTATTATAAAAAGTCTGAGGATGCGATCAAGGGCTTTGCGAAGACCTACACAGACAGGGGAGACGCTCAGTATGAAGGTCTGAACGAGCAATATGCATCGATGATGAATGACCCCGCTGCATTTCTTGAGCAAATCATGGGTGGCTATAAGCAATCATCTGGATATCAAAGATCACTTGATGAGGCGCTTGGCGCCGCTAGCGCCGCTGCATCTGCTGGTGGATATAGCGGCTTACCTTCAGACCAGCAAGGTCAAGGCAGGCTAGCATCATCCATGATGAATGACGACATGAGTCGTTACATACAGCAGGTTTTGGGAATTCAGGACCGTGGTACTGGCGGAAGCCAAGGTTTCTATGATCAAGGTTACGGTGCCGCAAAAAGTGCATCAAGTGACATGTCCAACTTGTTTGGATCCCAAGGCTCAGCGGCATTTGGGCAGGCTCGACAAGATCAACAAAGTCAGCAAGACATGCAAAAAATGATTGCTCAGGTGATTGGCAT